ATTCGCGAACCCTAGTCTCGGGCATATGCTCGAGTTAGAGACGATCCAAGCCGAGTCTAAAAACCCCAACCGCGCCGCCTACCTCAGAGGCTCCCTAAATTTGTGGGTATCCCATGACTCCGCATGGCTGGACTCTCAGATCCTCAACCGCTCCGAAACCGCCGACGTCTTTGATATCCCGCCGGCCGTCCTATCCGTGGACTCGTCATTAGATGAGTCGCGTTACGTCGGAGTATTGACGACCGACCTCGGAGATCGCGTCCTCCTAGAGACCGCGTTCATCGTGAACTCAGAGTTAGCACTATGGGAAAACGTCCGCCGGCTACTTCCACCGGGAACGAGAACGATCCTCGCCGTAACCCCGACGCTAGATCTCCACACTCCGAAAGAGTTAGAGAAACGGAAAACGGTAGTAGGTATCGGCGAACTCTCAAAATGGACCGGGCTCGTCCGCGGAATGTTTCTCGAGGGACGCGTCCTCCACCGCGGCGACGCTTTACTCGTGGAACATCTCTCCCGCGCGGTCATGTCACGCACCCAAAACGGCGTAGTATTGTCAAGCGTTAAAAGCCCCGGCCCGATTGAGTTGGCGCGCGTCTCCGTTTTCGGGATCGCGCTCGCGTCCCGGGCAAGATCAACGACCCGCCCATCTATCGCAACGTCGCGACGCTAGATCATTCTCTCTATCTCTAACTATCCGCGCTTATCGTTTCGCGTTCGTGTAATAATCCGCTCGTGGGAATTTTCTCTCGAGACAAAACGACAACGGTCCAAGCGAGTTACGGAGGCGACACGGCGTCCGTTACCGCTGGAGCCTCCGCGCTCGCGCTCTCGGTCGTCGGGGCCGGACGCGAGCGCGCGATGGCGCTCCCCACGATCTCACGCGCTCGCGACATTCTCGCCTCGCTTATCGCGTCGCTACCTATCCGCCGTTACGGGACCCAATGGAACGGAGAGTTTTTAGAGGAGATCCCGCTCGCTCCGGAACCGTGGCAACTCCGCCCGGATCCATTAACGACCCGCTCCCATAGTCTGAGTTGGCTATTCGACGACATGTATTTCTACGGTCGCGGATACCTCTACGTAAAAACGCGTTACTCCACCGGGCTCCCGGCGTCGTTCCAATGGTTACCCGCCGTCTATATGAACGTGCAAGCGGCCATGTTCGCCGGGAACGCTCCCATAGGTGACTATACGGTTACGTTTAACGGGCAAGCCTTAGCGAACAATGACGTAAAGATCTTTTACTCTCCCGTATCCGCTCTCTTAGAGGTCGGCGCTCGAGCGATCAACACGGCCGAACGTTTAGACGTCGCCGCTTGGCGTTTCGCTACTACTCCGACCGCGTTCGGCTGGTTACAACAGACCGAGGGCGAACCTCTCCCGCCGGAGTTTATGAAAGAGGCCGCCGATGGTTGGGCCGAGGCCCGCGACACTTCAGCGGTCGCCGCGATCTCCGCCGGCTTTGAGTGGCACGAGTCCACCATGGATCCGGCACGCCTCCAACTCGTGGAGGCCCGCCAACATTCCGCCCTAGACCTCGCTCGTCTCGCGAACGTTCCGCCGTACCTCGTCGGAGCTCCGACCGGTACCGGCATGACTTACACCAACGCCGTAGACGCTAAAAGCGCCGCGGTCCTATTCGGAGCCCTGCCCTACATTGAGGCCATAGAGCAACGTCTCAGCGCCGAGGACATAACTCCACGCGGACAAATAATCCGTTTAGACCGCTCCGCATGGCTAGATAACCCGCTAGACGTCCATAGTCCCGACCCGGCACCAATGGACCAACCACAAAACCAACCAACCCCGCAAGGAAGTAACAGATGAAACTCACTATTCGAGCGTCGGAAAGTTCTCTCACGGTCGCGGCCGCCGACGGAACGCCCAAGCGTGAAATTACCGGAGTCGCGGTCCCGTGGAATGTTCCCGCTAACGCCTCAACAGGCCCGGTCATGTTTCTAGAGGGATCGCTCCCAACCGACGGACCCGCACCAAAACTAATCCGCGACCATTCACCGACCAACCCGATCGGCGTCGTTACCGAACGAGTTAGCACGTCCGAGGGAATGATGTTCGCCGCCAAGATCTCCGCAACCGCCGCCGGCGACGAGGCTCTCGTCCTAGCGGCCGACGGCGTACTCGACTCCGTAAGTGTCGGAGTAGACGTCCAAAAATTCCACTACGACGGCGATACCCTCGTCGTCGAGTCCGGCGCTTGGAGGGAACTCTCACTCGTTCCGTGGGGCGCTTTTACCGAGTCCAAGATCGCAACGGTCGCGGCCTCAGAGCAAGACCAAGACCAAGAGTCCGACGAGGCAACCGCCGACGAGGACGAAACCAACAAAAAGAAAACCGAAATTTCCGAGGAGGAAACAGAAACTATGGAACCAATTACAACCGAGGCAACGTCCACCACGTCGCCGATCATCGTTAAGGCCGCCCGCCGCGTAACCGCGTCGGAATACATTTCCGGACTCGTCTCCGGGAACATGACTCCGGAAGTCCGAGCCGCTAATGGCGTCGTCTCAGATATTCCCGGCATGATCCCCGAGCCGCTCATCGGCGACGTATTCGACACGCTTACAGACGAGCGCCCGTTTATTACGGCCCGCGGAACTTTCGCTCCCCCCGCCGGAGGCGAGTCGTTTTTCCGCCGCAAGGTGAGCCAACATACCGCCGTCGCTTTACAGGCCGCGGAGTTTGACACTCTCGCCTCACAGAAATACGAAGTAGACCGTATCCAAGTCGATAAAAAGTTTTTCGGCGGATACTTGGACATTTCGGAACAAGCGCAGAGTTTCAGCGAACCGTCCATGGTTGAGCGAGTCCTCGCAGACATGGCGAACGTTTACGCGCTCACCACCGAGACCTACGCACTCCAGACGATGTACGACGCGATTTCACCATCGGCTACACCCGTAAGCGATTGGACCGACGGCGACGAAGTTATCGAGGATCTCTACGCCACCGCCGCACAAATTAAGGGAGATTTTGGCCGTATGCCGACTCACCTGATTATCAAGTCCTCCGTGTGGGCTCAGATCGGCGCCGCGAAAGACTCCGGCGGAAACCGAATTTTCCCGTACCTCGGACCATCTAACGCCGCCGGTACTCTTGCCGGCGCTACCTCATTAACCGGTAACCCGCTCGGCTTGTCGCTCATCATCTCGGATAACTTCGCCGGCGATTATGACGCCATGATGTTGTCGGCCTCGGCTATTGAGTTGTATGAGGATCGTCGCGGTGCAATTCGAGTTGAGCAACCCGCTACCCTCTCAACCCGTCTAGCGTTCCGCGGTATTTTCGCCGTGGCAGATATTGCTCTCGCCGTCGGCGCTCGCGCTATCTGATCCCCAAACCCCAACGACTAGGAGAGTGTGAGCCATGGCCTTAGAGAAACGAGTTATCGAAGCGGTAGCCGTCTCCGGAGACCATACGCTCACGCTCTCCGACGTCACCGGGCTCTATGTCGGATATACCGTCCACGTAGCCGGCGTCATGGCGAACGGGACCTATAACGGGACTCACGTCATCACGGCGATAGATACCGACGATCTTACAATCACCTACGAAAACGGGAACCACACTCACACGCTCGCAGATACGCCGGGCCGCGTAAACGTCCCGGTCACGTGGGCAGATGATGAGGACGTCCTAGGTTTTCTCGGCGTAGAGCCGGCGAGCGAGGAGGACGAGGCTTATCTAGACGTCGCGGTTAAAGCCGGGAACGAATGGTGCTATAGGCGCCGTTATTCGAGCGCGTATGACGATCTAGTAAACGCCGTCCCAGATGAGGCTTGCCGTCTCGCGGTCGTCTTGTATGCCTCCGCGCTTTATCGTGAACGCGGATCCGTGGACTCCTATCAGAGTTTCCAAGACATGTCTACCGTCGCGCCTATCGGCTCTATGGGGCAGATCTTAAAACTCCTAGGCTGTAACCGTCCGGTAGCCGTATGAGCCTTTTAAACGACTCCTACGATCTCGTTATAGAGTTACTCGAGGACGCCGGGCTCCCGGTAGTGGACGACGTTCGGAACCTCCGACCGCCGGCCGTGATCGTGGACCCGCCCGGTATCACCCCGTTAAGCGCGTCGCTCGTCCAAATAAATTTCTCGGTTACTTGTGTCGCTCCGCCTCCGGGCAACCGGGACAGTATGAAAAAAGTTTTAGAACTCGCGGACGTGATTATCGCGCTCCCCGGTCTAGTCACCACGGGAGGTGTCTCCGGCGTTTACAATGTCGGAAACCAAGACCTCCCGTCCTATAACCTCACCATTACAACTACCGCAAGGAG